ATTGGCAGATGCATCAGGTAAATTTGCTAATAAACAACAGATATATGCCGAAGCTGCAAAAGGTTTGTTTATGGAGACACTGTCTCCCCTACAACGTGAGTACCTAGAGAATGAAAAGGAACTCGCTGCTTTTGAAGCTCAGAAATTCGGTGTAATATCAGAGGAGGAGTCTAAAAGAAGAAGATACCTTAAAGACAGACAAGAGGCTCTTAGAGATTACAAGATATCTGAGGAAGAGCGTTTGGCCATTGAAGAGCAACTTACACTACAGGTTGAGCGTCAAGCAAAGACCAATGCACTTCTTAGAGCAAGAAATGAGATTGAAGAAGAATATTCTGAGAGGCTAAAGGAGTTCCAAGGAAGAAGAGATGACGAGGAGCTTGACCTTGAGAAGGCACTTAAGCTAAGAACGGAGATAAACGCAGATGCAGAGTTGCTCAAGGAAAACAGAGAGGCAGCACAAGCAGCGTTAGAAAAAGAGAGAGAAACCCTTAAGGGGCTTATTTCCGATGGTGCACCTAAAGAGATTATAGAGACTTCTAAGCAAGAGATAGAACTTGCGGAGACTCGCCTTGAGCAGTACGATCAAGAGATTACAAACCTTACCAACGTAAACTTAAACAAGGAACAACTCTTTGAGCTTGCACAGAAGGAGTATGAGCTTGAGTTTGCAGCACTTAGAAACTCTATTGCTGAACGCAAGGAACGATTGAGCAAGGACGAGGAACTTCTAAACATACAGATTAAGACCAATCAGAATGAGATTGATGCCTTAGCCATTAAGATTGAAAACGCAAAGACCGATAAGGAGCGTAACGAATTGGCAAATCAGCAGAAGAAGCTTCTTGAGGAGCAGTCTCAAGCAGAGATTAAAAGAGCAGAGCTTCAGAAGGAAGCAAACGAAGATGTTCAAGGATACTTAAACCAAGTTCGAGATGAGCTTAAGAGCCAAGAGAGCCTATGGCGTGAGGCTGGATTCTCACCAGAGAGCTTGCGTATCTTGGAGAAGGCTACTGAGCGTTTAGACCAGATGACCAACTCTGTGTCTGAATTGGCATTGGACTTCCCAGAGGCAGTAAGTGCAGCAGATAACCTTGTTAAATCCCTTCAAGATAGATTTGCAGATACACTGAAAAATGGTGGTGTACTCTCAGAGAAAGACAAGCAAGAGATAAACAAGATTATTGGGGACACCTTCGCAGGGTTTGAGCTTACTGAAGAACAGCAAGAAGCTATCTCTGAATACATCTATTCGGGACTTAAGCCAGGGAAGAAGACAAAGGAAGACGTCCTTAAGGAGGCTAAAAAACTTCTTGACGATATCTTTGGCGAGATTGTAGATGCTGCAAAAGCGTACAATGAAACTGCATTACAGAACACTACAAACCGCTTGAAGGCTGAGATTGATGCCATCAAGAACCGTTACGATGTAGAACAAGAGATTCTTAAATCACAGCTCGATAATCAGCTTATTACTGAGAATCAGTTTAGGCTTAAGCAGAGAGAATTGCGTAGAGCACAGCTTGCTGAGGAGAATACTATCAACAGACAGATATTTGAGGCACAGAAAAAGGCTGACCTCAATGTGGTAGGAGCAGAAACTTCCGAGGCACTCTTCTCCAACATCCTTAACAACTACGATAAGTACGACTTTACTACAGCGGGTATCCTCTCTATATTGAGTACTGTGGCAGTGGCAGCAGCGGGTGCTGCAAAGGCCGATGCCATCAGAAGAAGAAAGTTCTACCCAGTGAAGTTCGAAGAAGGTGGTATGGTTCAAGGGCCTTCACACGCTGAGGGTGGTGTACCATTCACTGTTCAAGGACGTGGTGGTTATGAGATGGAAGGTGGCGAGTTTATCGTAAACAAAAAAGCTGCATCTTTGCACAGAGGATTGCTTGAGCGTATCAACTCCTCTTACAAAGTACCTACCTCACCATCGCAGTACAAGTTTGCTTCGGGTGGTTTAGTTACGGCTAAGGCTGATGAAAGTGTAGATTATTTAAAGGCTATTGCCGAGGCTACCGTATCAACAGCAATAAACAGCAGTAAGCCAGTAAGAGCGTATGTTTCTGACAAGGACCTTAGAAGCAATGCTACTGAAAGAAGAATTAGAGATAGAAACGACAGATTATAATGGCTGATTTAGTATTTAAACAAGGCATTGCCTCTCAAACAAACGGAGTCACCTTTAGTGTATCGGGCAATAGACTAAATGCGGGTGGTGCTGTAGGTGGTGTCCAAAACAGAGATGTAGTACGCATTGTGTACACAGATGTATACGAGAAGGCCGTATACGCCATTTGCACGGACTTTAACAACGGATTGTTTGAGTTTGATGATAACATATACCCTATAGGATTATCGTCCATTACAGGCACTGTATTTCAATATAACAGCAATGACGTGCACGAGGTAAATGCTTACAGAGTAGTAGCAAATGTAGAAAATGGTTTGTATTCAAAGGCATACTTGCAGTACGAATCAAACATTACCTACAACTTGATCATCCCTTCAAGCAGAAACAGTTACTTTGGAGCAACAAACACAATAATTACGCAACCTAATGTTGCCTTTGCAGACTACTGTGATAACAAGGCTTATGGTGTAGGACTATCGGAAGGTTCATTTGACAACCTAAACAACCGATACAAGTCTTCTTTAGAATTTAATATCGCAACACGATAGTATGGAGTTTAAGTTAGAAATTAGTCGGGACAATCTCACCTATTACGATGTTGACTTGTTCCCACAACAGCAATTAGAATATGACCTTGACTTCTACGACAGCGTAGAGATTGACAAGGTTAAGTTGCCTTTCTATACAAAACTTAAAATACCACTGACCACAGTAAACCAAGCATCCAATAGGTTTAACTTTGATCCCTCATTGTCCCTCGCATCAGATTTCCCAAGGGAGGACTTCTACTTTAAGATTACTGTATACGGCTCAACAAATGTTGAGATAGGAGGTATCTTAAATGTAATGAGCTTTGAGTACAACTCAGCACAGTCGTATATAGAAGTAGAACTAAAAGACTACCTCTCTAAATACCTTGCTGGCATTAAGGATGTACCTCTTGGAGATTTATATACCGATAGTTACTACACCACACGAAGAACACTAAATCAGTTTAGAGCAAACACTGCAAGTGGTGGTGAAGCGGGCATCAAGGGACAGAACCCTGACTACACACGTCCTATACAATTCCCTTATGTAGACTTCTGTAACGATGTAGGTGGTAAGTTTGGATATGCTGCAAGGCAGTTCTTGGAGTACGGTACGGGAATCAACAGAACGGGAATTATGCCTGTATTCTCAGTGCCTAAATTCTTGGAATATGTAGGTGCATACATCAACACAGCAGCCTTCCCAGTGAGAGTAGATTCTAAACTATTCGCTCTTGGGAATTATGCTTCCTCACCAGCCTTTGCAGACCTTCAACCAGAGAAACTACATATGGTAGTTCCTTCACAGCTTTTGGCTAAGAGCGATGTAAACAATAGAAACTTCTCTGTAAGGCAATCACCAGCGTGGTCGGGAACAAATCAGTCGTTAGCAGCAACGGAAGATTTATCAAACAACACTAAGTTGTTCTACACCAATTGGTTTGGTTCAATGGAGACTTCGGGTAACTTCGGTACAGACCCAGAGGGAAACCCGTTATACAATAACTTAGACTGGGGTGCAGAGAAAAGAATGGGATTCTATCCCGTAGATTTAGATGCCCAAGGAGAGTATGTATTCGATGGTATACGAGGATTCTTCTGTCCAAAGGTATCTTTCAATGCAGATGTAAGACTAAGAACGGGAAGCACAAGCTTCTTTGTTGAGCAGCCAAGATTAGAAATCCCCGTTGCTGGTGAAGACAAGATGGTTGCAGCAATCCTAACGGGAAACTCAACGATGCGTTTTAAGTTCTATATCAGTGTCTATGAGGATGGATTTATGGTTAAGAAAATCCCTATTCAAGATGCTCAAGGAAATGATATCATCCTTACGATGTCTAACGTGCTTAACGTACTTCCTGGATTCTCTAACAAGACCAGCAACTCTGATCCATACGATTACTACGATGCTGAAGAAGGTCACTTAGACCACGGAGTAATACTGAACACTACGACATTTGTGCAAGATATGCTTTTGTTTGAGGACTTCACAGGATATTTCCCACAAGATGTAGAGTTGTTTATTAATGGAGGAAGTAGATACAGCGTAAACTATTTCATTGAGCCTTTCGATGGTGAGCTTGAGATTAACTACGCTGATGCATTCCAACACGGATCATCACATCACACAGCAACATCCTTTGCTACAAGTAACTTCACTGTAAACGATTTAAGAAAGCTTGTCACAAGAATAGAAAGCTATGGACAGATGGACATTGCCTTCTCTGCTAATGAGGATCACTTGCTTTACAAGCTTACCGATGAGTTTATCATCTCTGAGTCTATCAATAAAACTTGTCCGTTGACAGTTTCTGAAATCTTAATCAATGTGCTTAAGCGTTTTGATTGTGGTTTATTCTATGAGTTTGACGTTACCACTTCTGAACACATCTTAAGGATAGACCCATTATCAGTGCTTAGAACGGGAAGTCAAGACATCAATGAATTGGTAGATGACCTCAAGTCTGTTAAGATTACTAATGGTGGCGATAAGGTTAAGACCTTAAGCCTAAACAATAAAGACTACTCGCTCTACTTTGATGACCTTGATAATAACGATGTTACCATAGGTTCAACCACACAAGAGATTAACAGTGAGGGCATTGCAGAGTTAGAAATAAACTTTGACTCTTCTGTATACTTCCAAAGCGTATGTGGTGAGCAAGCCTACGATATGGACAGTAACCAAAACTTCCAGAACGGTGTGTTTAGCGAGAAGGAGCTTGGCTTTACTGCAAACATATTCACTCAAAACAAGGATGTAGGTCTACGCTTCGCTTACCTTGACAAGCCTCTGTTTGACACAAACCTTAAGATACCACACATTAGACTAAAAGGTCAAGACCAAACTGGTCGTATGATCACTGAGGTAGAGAGAGTTTACTACGACTTAGGTCAGCATACTTTCAATGGAAGGCTATTCCCAAAAAACACTGCGGGATGGAGTCTGTTGTTTGAAGACGGTGGTGTCCCTACCGATACCTACAACTATATCTTTGCTAATTCAGAGAAGATTATTCAGTCTGAGAACCCTCGCATCACCTTTGATATGGTAGTACCTACGGGTGATTTATCAACCTTAGACTTCTTCCTACAGAATCTAACGGCCACAAGGTTTACACCTTCAGGCATATTGGTTAAGAGTGCAAGTGGTGAAGTATTTGATAATTACGCATACCTAACAATCGAAGGTATACTACAATAATTGTAAATTAATTTGATGGCTACATACAACGACTACCCACAATCTGCTACTAATAACGCCAAGAAAGTTCTTGAGTGGAAGAAGAAGTACGGCTCTGAAGTAAAGGGGATGACTTCTGTGGGATGGACCCGTGCTAACCAATTAGCCTCACGAAGAAAACTTTCATATGATACTATTGCTCGAATGGCTGCGTTTAATCGCCATAGAAAGAATGCTGCGGTTGACCCTAAGTATAAGGACACTCCTTGGAAAGATAGAGGCTATGTTGCTTGGCTCGGTTGGGGAGGAACAAGCGGTATTAATTGGGCAATTAGAAAAGCTGAAAGCATACGAAAAGGAACAGTTAAGGCAAGTGCAGATGTCGCTGATCTCCCGTGGGGTGACCGTAAAGTCAAGGATAAAGAATAACTACAATAGTTTCTTTGACCGATTTAAAATAAAATAGAATGGATAACTTACCATTATTTGATATATCATTAGAGGACATCGCACAAGGGATGTATAAAATCTCCCTTGTAGATAAGCCCGCTATTGAGGAGAACTTCATCTATTTCAACGAAGTTGAGAAGGTGGCTATGTTTGCCTCAGATGAAAAGAAAGAGGTTGTAGGACCTATTATGATTCCTAACAAGGAAATCCTACGCTTCAGCCCGGATATGGGATACTACTATGTACGCTTCACAAAGGAGACTATCGAAGAGATTATGTACAAGTATTCTAAGGAAGGGTTGTTTAACGCATTTGGCATTAACCACGCTTACGATACTGATGAGGTGGTTATGCTTGAAGTTTGGATGAAGGAGAGCGAGAACGATAAGTCTAAGGACTATGGCTACGACCTTCCAAACGGAACCGTATTCGTAAAGGCTAAGATTGAGTCTGACGAATTATTTACTTCGATTAAGAATGGAGATATCAATGGATTCTCTATCGAAATCAAAGCTGATATTAAACCAACAAATAACGAAAAACAAATGAACGAATTTGCTTTCGCCAAAGAACTTGGTAAGTTAGAGGCTCAATTTGAGGCAATGGCTAACAAGTACGAGGCAAGAATCGAAGCTTTGGAGAACGAGAACAACGTACTCCTTGAAGCTGTGACATCTATTGAAGAGAAGTTCGGTGGCGTTGAAGACCTTAAGGGTGCTATCGAAATGATTCAAAAGCACATCGAGTCTATGGGTGTATCTCAAGAAATGAGTGCAGAAGAAGACAAAGGTGACGAAGAGAAAATGACTGAAGACAAAGAGAAGATGTACGAGGCTACTGAAGAAGTTGCTGAGAACATTGAAGAGGAATTTGCTGCTGCTGATGCAGAAGTAGAGGAAAACTTTGAGGCTGAGGAAGAAACTAATCAGTTGGAAGTTGAGGAGCAATTTGCTGCTGAACAAAAGGCTGAGGAAGTAGCTGAGACAGTTGAGGACAAGACAGTAGTTTTTGATGCAATCACTCCTGAAAAAGTGAACCTGATCAATAACTTCTTCAATCGCAAGTAATTATTGTAAATTAAGTAAAACGAACCCTTTTTAAAACTTACATAAAATGAGTGTAACTATTTCAAACTTGCCATACGGTGACAGACGTCCAGATTTGTTCATCGATGCAATGGTAAAATCAGCGGCTGTATTGAACCGCTTCCGTCTAATTGACGGTGTTAAAGCTAAAGTAAACGTACCTATCTTCGATGCTTCATTGACTTTCGGTAACGACCTTTGTGTATTTGATTCTCAATCTACTGCTTCAGTAGGTGAAAAAGAGATGACTGTTGAAACCTACAAGTGGGCTTTCTTGAACTGTAAGGATGCTCTTGAGTCTTCTTACCGTGGATTGTTGTTGAAGAAAGGTCAGCACAACCCTGAGACTATGGATGCTGAATTCAAAGACTGGGTATTTGACTACTTCGCAAAACTATCTGCTCAGAAGGCTCTTGAATTGGCTGGTACTGAGTTGACTACTGAGATGGCTGCTGATGCAGACGTTATTGACTACGACACTAACGCTACTATTTCTTCTACTAACATCCTTAGCTTGATGGAAGGTGCTTACGAGTCTATGAGTGACGTTATGTTGGCTGCTGTTTACGGAGATGCTGACCGTGACTTCAAACCTACTTACTTCTTGGGAACTGCTGCAATGCAAGCTTACCAAATCGCTATCGCTGGTTTGTACACTACTACTCCTCAAGGTGTTGTTGAAGGTGGTATTCCTTCTTACTACGGTATGGAAGTTGCTCACTTCGCTTCTTTGCCTGCTAACGAGTTCATCATCGCTGCTCCACAGAACTTGGTTATGTTGACTGATGACTACAACGATGTTCGTGCTATCGATATGAAGTACGAAGCTGAACTAAGCTCAGACAAGATTTGGGGTCAGTTCAAGTTAGGTTTCTCTTACTTGAAGGGTGAGGAAATCGTTTACGCTAAGAACTTCGCATAATAATTAAATAATAACGGAAGGGCCTTGTGCCCTTCCTTTAATACCTTATAACAAATGGCTTGTACTGTAACTCTTACTGATATCGCTTACTCTTGTGATGACTTGGGTATTGGTGGTATTATTGAGCTTCACGTCTCTTCTAAGGCTGCTGCTGACGCTGTAGTAACTGCTAACGCATCTACTCGTGTTATCTCTGCTGTTAGTGGTGCTGCTTCTGATGTTGTAGAGCTTTCTTTCAACTTGAAAGATGGTTTCTCTGTATTCAGCGAAGTAAAGACTGTGAACGCTGATGGAACAACTACTACTGTTCCTACTATCTCTGTAGAGCTTCCTAAGATGGATGCTTCTAAAATCACTGCTTTGGATCAAATTGCTAAAGGTGGTGCTGAATTGGTTGCTTGGGTTAAGACTGCTGCTGGTACTTACCACGTTAGTGGTTTGGACTACGGTCTTTACGCTTCAAGTGTAGACGGCAATTCAGGAACTGGTCGTGGTGAGAAAAACCGTTTCCAACTTACTCTAACAGGTGAGGAGAACGGATTGTCTTACAGCATCGACTCTGCTGACTTTGCAACTGCAACTGCTTAATAGCAATCTTGTAAATTATAACAAGGGGGAGTGGAGGAATCCTCTCCCCTTTTTAATATAAAATAACATACGATGGCCTTCAACTGCTCTATCTTACTAAGCGACATTGATATCAACTGCTCTAAGAGAGTTACAGGAGGTATCAAAAAAGCTATCCTACTTCTTCAAAGCGATCTTACAGTTACCTTTGATCCTACTGATGACACAGTGGTTACTACTGTGGACACTGCAAACGAAGTAGTATTTGAACACAACCCAAAGGATGGTACTACCACCTTTACAGAAAATAAAAACACATCTAATGGCTTAGGTGTTGTTTCAACTAACATAACTATTCAAGCTCCCGCTGTAGATAATAAGGTTAACAAGATTGACTTTATGTCTCGCAGAGAAGATATCGTTTGTGTACTACTACACAACAATGATACTGTAACTATTTCGGGATGGTTGGATGGACTAACAATGAACTACGAGGCTAACTCTGGTACGGGTGTATCTGAGAAGTCTTTCGTAAACATCACACTAACCACCGAAAGCGGTATTGCTTCATTGGTGCTTGATGACAAAACGCCATTTACGGACCAAACAATCTTTGAATAATGCCTTACTTCTTCAATAACGGTAGAGGGTTCTTGGCTAATGCTACTGCTATTGGCACGGCTTCATACCTATTCACTACATCGGGATACTTAAACGATACTATTAGAATTGGTTTTAACGATTCGGGTGACCGTATTATTGATGATGGAGGTGTAGTTGAGGCTTATGCTTGTGTGGATGCATTCTTTGACAAGATGCAGGCTATCAATTCAGAGACGGGGTTATTGGCATTCTTGCTTAGTGATATCCCTAATACGGCTACTATAGAGGCCAAGAGTTGTTTGTTAGACTC